TTGACCACATAATGACAAAGCGGAAAGACGCTTGACAATCGGACAGACGATGCTTGCGCAAATAGCTCAATGGTAGAGCGTTGTCTTTCCATGACAAAGGCTGGTGGTTCGAGTCCACCTTTGTGCTCTATATGCGGAGATAGCTCAGTTAGTTAGAGTGCATCCTTTCCAAGGTTGAAGTCGTAGGTGCAAATCCTACTCTCCGCTCAAATGTGTGTTAAGTAATACATAACTTATGAATGTATCAGTAATAGGGACGGGAAACGTAGGGGTAGCAATAGCTACTGATTTATCAATTAATGAGCATACGGTTTCGCTCATTAAAACATCAGAAAGAAAGTCTGAAATATACGATAGACTTTTAAGAAACAAAAATCGTGTTTATCTTAAAGAAAACGGCACATATACGGAAACAATAATAAACAATGTTTCCAATGATTTAAGTGAGATAGCTAAGGCAGATGTCGTTATAGTAACTATACAAAGCACATATCACGAAGATTTAATAAAAAAAATAGCCCAGTATTTGAATAGTAATCAAGTGGTTGTCGTGGTATGCAGCTATATGTCCTCATTCTATTTCTCGAAGTATTGTCTGGAACTGCCAATGATTGTAGAAACAACAGGACCATATTTGGAGGGGCGTGTTGAATTGGAGGATAAGGCAAATGAAGTTGTATTTAGGGTTGGTTGCCGACTTACACGAAGTCCTTTATCAGTATTCAATGAAACAAGAAAAAAGGAGTGTATGGAGAAACTGCAATCGCTTTATAGAGGTTTCTCTGATGACTATAGTGTTATCGAGTCGGCTTTGCTTAACCCTAATATGGTACTTCACACTGTAGGTGCTATAATGAGTATTCCTCGCATAGAGTTTAGTGATGGTAACTTCTGTATGTATCGGGAAGCGTACACACATAAGAATAAAGCAACTTTGAACATCATGGAGGGATTAGACAAGGAAAAAATGTTTATCCTTGATGCTCTCGGTGGAAGAAAGATAAATATATACGAAGCTGGAGGTTTTCTTGGTAAAGACCCTTTAGAGAGCTTCTTCAAGTATTCAGAATCATCTGATAGAGCAATAAGCCCAACGTCTATCCACTCACGATATATTACAGAAGATGTATCGCAGGGACTTGTACTATTGGAGGATATTGCACTGAGATTAGATATTATATCCCCTATAACCTCTGCTCTTATAAGTATTGCAAGCGCAGCTTTGGGAGAAGACTTTAGAGTGAAAGGGCGCACGTTAGAAAAACTCGGTGCTTATCAATATATCAAACACCTGAAATATCAAAGATGGAAGAAGCATTAAACGACATAAAGACACGAACCTTTGGTGTTGAGATTGAAATGTGCAATCTTGATAGGTCTAAGGTTGTTTTACCAGAGGGGTATTCGTGGAGTAAGGACGAAGAAATTGTTAACACAGATGGCTCGTCAAACAAGAAGTTTGGAGGAGAGGTAAATACCCCTCCTTTAAACATTTGTAGTCTAAAGGATTTACATGGATTACGCAGCGTTTATGAATCAATGGCGAAAGCTGGTGGTAAAATCAAATGGACTGTTTACACTCACGTACATATATATGCAGGGGATTTGTCAGTAGAGCAATTGAGAAAAGTATTCTTGTTTTTTTATATTTGTTATCCATACTTTAAAAGATATGCAAAGATATCGAAATGGGATGAAATGGTCTCTATTTTGATGCCTCCGCCAACTGACAAGTATTATCAAGGAGTACTCAATGCTCAGACTTTTAATGATATACGAGAGCTATTCACTAATCAATCAAAGAAAGGTTTTATTCGTCATGCAGTTAACATATCTGCTCTATTCAAGACTAAGACGATAGAGTTTAGAGCATTTCATGGTACAGATGATTTCTATTCAGCATTGAATTGCATCTTCTCAGTGTATAGAATGTTTTATTATGCTGTAAATCATGATATACAGGATTTCACTAAAATATCATCATACGATGAGTTTAAGGTGGCAACAAAGCTTAAATATGACGTCCCAGAAGAACTTGTACCTCTTATTTACCAAGGCAACCCTTATAGCAATATTGAGACGTTCCAGTCAAAATCATTACCCTATAATTCCAAGCAGGCTTCGGCATTGTATGAGGCTGTGAAAAAGAATGGGCATAAAGATATATGTATTGTTAACGGCTTTATGTATTACTATGAGTTATTTTTCTTTGAGAAGCTGAATATTTCAATATATTGTCAAGATCCGTATTGCCATTTATTATATTTGATAGCCAATGGCAAGGTGGCTCTGACTTATAGAGACAGACTTGGCTGGCTTGAAGATTACAATAATAAAACAACAAAAAGACAGCTTGCTCTCGCCCTATATGCAGCAAGTTTGCAAAAGTTCTTTATGAGTAAAAGTGCGAGAAATGATGCAATCTTCAAAGCTCTGAGAATTAAGGCAAAGGAATCTATCGAAAAAACGGAGAAAGCTAACGAAAGGTTACTTAAGATGCTAACGACCTGCGAATATCACGTAGGAACATTGCAAGATGCAATTAACTGCAAAAAGGTCATTTTCTTTAACTATGGCAAGGATAAGAAACAAAAACGTACATTTAAGTTAATACAAGAGAATAGTGATTTAGATGTTGATTTTTCTGTTTCTCGTAACGAGTATTACAACTTAGTGGATAGTTTGCCTAAAGACACGTTCTTTTACTTTATCAGCAACAGCCCATTTTTAAGCAATATGCACAAGTTGGCAATGTTCAACAGTTCGGGCGGAGATAGATGGTCTGCAGGTAGATTTCTCTATTGTAATAAGCCAAGTAGAACAAGTGAAGTTAACACCTCGTATAAAGAAAATCATATTGAGGTTAACGAGATTGTTCCTCCAAATGATTTAGAAATAAACAATCATAAGAATCTGAAAGTAGTAAGAGTAAGTCCAGATTATTTATTATGCTTGCAAAAAAAATATATTAATAAAGTCGATATGGTAAGCAAGTGTACTTATGCCTTTGTTGTCATGTATGACAAATATACTCTTGGAGGTTTCGGGTTCACGTTACCGCAACACAAGGGATATGACTTATTCCAATTGACAGATTTTTGTACTAACAATGCAATCCCAAGATTAAGTAAGTTGATATTGTTCTGTATACAAGAGTATACTGTACAACGGGAGCTAAGTAGAAGAATGCATAAGCTTGTAGAAAAGGTTATTTCTTGTGCTTATACCCATAAGCCAGTTAGCATGAAGTACAGAGGTGTATATACGAAAGTAAAAGACCATTGCACTTCGTCATACCTTGCTTATGAGGGAATTCTTGGCAAGTATGCAAATAACAAGGAAGTAATTGATAGATACCAAAAACTATTGAATAATGGAAACGGAAAATAGGTGGAAATACGAAAAGGTTGATATTAACCTTATAGACGAGGCTGATATAAACGCAAACGAAATGACTGGCGAAGACTTTGCTCAGTTGTGTGACAATATTGGCAAGTCAGGATTAAGTAGTGTGCCATCATGTTATAAAAAAGAGAATGGGCGATTTGTAATGATAAGTGGGCATCATAGGTTACGTGCTTGCAAGAAACTACATTACAAAACTATCGGTATATTGTATTGCTTGGAAAGTGAGCTGAGTAAAGATGAGATAATAGCGATACAACTATCTCATAACTCGCTTCATGGGCATGACAATACGAGCATATTAAAGAAGCTATTTGAGCAGATCAAGTCTGTTGATTTCAAGCAGTTTGCCCATGTAAATATCGATGAGATTGCTCCTGTAAGCACAGACGGTATCAGTGTTTTTGCCTTGAAAGAGAATTTTGTTTTTACAGTTGTTCTGTACCCAGATTCGTTTGAGAATTTAGATGAGTTGTTTGGTGATATTCGTGAGCAGGCAAGCAAGAGTGATGCTCTTATTCTCGCAAATGAAAAAGAAAACGAGAGATTACTTTTGAAACTGCAAACAGAGATAGGCAAGCAATACGACATAAAATCCCCAAGTATAAGTTTTGCAAAGTTATTAGAGCTTGCAAGTGAACGTTTAAAAGAAATCAAGGAAGGCAATGATTTGGTCAATAGTAAGTAAAGATGAGATGGATAACTACGGCACAAGTAATGTGTTTAAGTTCTATCGTGAAGCTTTGGGAAGAGAGAGTATCAAACTCGCTGTAGTCGACGAAACGGATAGTCTTGATTTCGTTTCAGAAGATGACATTGTTTTGCTTAGAACAGCAAGCAAACTACTTGTTGATACTATTCGAAAGAAAGGTGTTAAAACTACAGCAGAAGACTTTGATGTATATTCCCTTGCAGATGATAAATTGCAAATGAATAGATTTCTGCTAAGTAAAGGTATTCTTGCTTCACAGCACCGTTCTCTTGATAATATAAAAGATGGCATAGTATATTTTGTGAAACCACGTTTTGGGAGCGATAGTAAAGGTGTTACAGAAAGTAGTATATGCACTTCAAGAGAGGATGTTGTAAGACAAGTTGCTGTAATCAACCATACTTGTAATGGTAAAGCTGTTATAGAAAATTTTATTGACGGGAAAGAATACACTGTTTCGGTTTTCAATATAGGTGGTAATATATATTGCTTTCCTATCGAAGTCGATTGTAGTGATACATGTGGAATACAAACACAGTTAGGGAAGTCCTTATTTTCTGAATGTGGAGTGACACTTGAATATGATGAACGAAAAGAATTAAAAGCTCTTTCAGAACGAGTGTTCGAGGAACTTGGCGTTAAGCATCATGCACGAATTGATTTCAGACGTGATAAGGACGGCAATTTGTATGTTATAGATGTAAACTTGATACCAGGCCTTGGTCCTACTGGTGATTTAGCAAGATGTTTATTGTTATCAGAGAATTATTCATATACGGATGCTTTAAAGATGGTTATAGCATCTGCATCAAAAATATAATGTTATGACGAAAAAATTTTCTGCAGAGAAAATCGCAGAGGTATATAAGAAGAAAGGCTGCAATATCACCGCAACTTGTGCAGCATTGAATATTTCGAGGCGTACTTTTTATCAAAAAAAAGAGAAGTCTAAGTCTTTGCAAGACCTTCTTGCAGAAGCGGATGAGTCAATGCTTGACTTTGCAGAGTCAAAGCTGATTGAGCACATTAACAATAACGATATTACCTCTTTAATTTTCTTCTTGAAAACTAAGGGTAAGAAGCGCGGTTATGTTGAGCGTACAGAACATGATGTTAATGCAAATCCATTCCAAGAATTGATGGAATCGATTGGTTCAGATGAAGATTAGCAAGTCGTGGAAAGAAAAGTTTAATGATTGGCAAAATGACTGGTGTCTTTTTGCCAAAGAAGTTCTTCATGCAAAATTAGATGAAGAACAAAAGACTATTTTGCGTGCTATACAGACAGAGAAAATGGTCGTAGTAGCCTCAGGAACAGCGAGAGGAAAGGACTATATTGCTGCTGTTGCAGGACTATGCTTCATGTACCTAACTCCTCGCTGGGATAAAGAACATAGGCTTGTAAAGAACACAAAGATAGCCTTAACAGCACCAACAGGTCGTCAGTGCACTAATATTATGATACCAGAAGTAAGCCGTTTGTTTAGGAATGCAAAGGTCTTGCCTGGTCGCATGCTATCCGATGGAATTAGAACTAATAATGCGGAGTGGTTCTTAACAGCATTTAAGGCTTCTGATGATAACACGGAAGCATGGTCAGGATTCCATGCAGTAAACACAATGTTTATCGTAACTGAGGCGTCTGGTGTTAGCGAAACAACGTTTAATGCTATTGAGGGAAACTTGCAGGGTAATTCTCGACTACTTTTAGTGTTTAATCCTAACGTAACTACTGGATATGCAGCAAAGGCAATGAAGTCCTCACGTTTCAAAAAGTTTAGGTTAAGTTCTCTTAATGCTGAAAATGTAGTAAAAAAGAAGACTGTAATTCCTGGTCAAGTTGATTATGAATGGGTAAAGGATAAGGTTGAGAACTGGTGTGAGAGGATTCAAGAAGTTGATTTTGATGAGGGACAAGGAGATTTTGAGTGGGAAGGTAGTTGTTATAGACCAAATGATTTATTCCGAATAAAGGTTCTCGGTCTTTTCCCCAAGGCAACGGAAGATACGCTTATACCTTTACATTGGCTTGAATTGGCTCACGAAAGATGGGAAAAACTGAAAAAAGAAAAGTTTGTATCAAGAAAGTCCCCACTCGTTGGTATAGATGTCGCTGGTATGGGACGTGATAGTAGCTGTTTTGTTCCACGATATGGAAACTATGTCTCAGAGATTAAAATTCATCAGTCAGGAGGAAAAGCAGACCACATGAAAGTAGCTGGAGAAGCTGTGCAGTGGTTACGTGATAGTAAAGCAAAAGCTTTCATTGATACTATTGGCGAAGGTGCTGGTGTCTATTCCAGACTCGAAGAGTTGGGTTATAGTAATGCTTATTCTTGTAAGTTCTCTGAGGGTACAAGAGGACTTCATGATATCACAGGGCAGTATGAGTTTGCTAATATGCGTGCTTATTGTTATTGGGCTGTAAGAGATTGGCTGAATCCAAAGAATGGCTTTAATCCTGCCTTGCCTCCTTGTGATGAGTTGGATGACGAATTAACAGAAATACACTGGTTGTTCCAAAGCAGTGGGAAAATTATTATCGAAGCAAAAGAAGATATAAAAGCAAGGTTAAAACGTAGCCCAGACAGGTCAGACGCTCTTGCATCTACATTCTATCCGAACGCAAAAGATTATGCTGATGACGCTTGGATATTGCAAAATCTTTTGTAACTTTGTATCGAAATCTCAGAATTTTCTGATGATTTCATTGCTCTTAGTGTGTTTGTCCGTGACGGATAGGCACACTTTTTTTGTATTTCAAAAGTTAAATATTATGTAACTACTTGATTTTTAGACAGTTATATTTGGTCAATTCAAATAAAATGACTACCTTTACAATGTAATAATAAAACAATAACAATTAAAACAAAAGAGCAATGAAAAAGTTAGAAAAAGTTCAAGAGATTTCTTACAAGAATCATATTCTCACAAAATTAGTTGATGGTTTTGGACAAGAGTCTGTAATCATTGATAATGATTTTGAGAAAGAGTTTACCAGTATTGCTGATGCAAAGCGTGTTATAAATGGTCTTAAGCCAATGTATGAATTTATTTAAAAGTAAGAGCAATGGAATACGTAAATCAGAATGGAAAAACAGTAACGGTTTCAGATAAGCGTTACAATAATTTCTTGAGACAACCAGAGAATAATGATACATGGCTTTCCTTCCGAGCTAAAATGTTTCATTTATGCAAAGAGGAACTTATTATGAATCCGTCATCTGTTATCATATTTAGTAAGGGTATGATAACAGACGAAAATGGAAGTCTTCATTTCCCAAGAGATAAGAAAGGCAACCCAATTGTTGATAATAGAGAGGTTCTTTTTAACGCAAAAGAAGAAAAATACTATGGCGGATATTATTGTGGCGAACTTCGTTCTTTTAATACCCCAGAAGAAGCCTATGAATATGCAAATTCTCTCCCCTTTATTGGTTAACAGAAACTTATAAAAGCGATGAAATCAATAACAATTTATCTCGATTCGGTTGTAGCAATCATTGCTA